AAACTAAACGTCACAACATCGTGTTCAACTTCAATTGATTTCTTATCAATAGCAAAAGGAAAGCAGGGCGCGAACAACTCAGGTTTGGTTTGAGTGTTCATTATTTAGCTCCAGCAATCGCAGCATTAATCTTTTGAATTTCATACTGGTCGATATAAGCATTCACAGTCTCATCGGAATGCACCACGTTCAGAATGTCCAGAAACTCGACTGAAGCATCGTCCAAGGCATACTCAACATAAATGCTGTAATCATTAGCTTTGACAGTAGCGACACAGGTTTCATGGCAAGTACGTTTAAGCACTTCATATTTTTGAGCAGTGATAACCACTTGAGGATTATCATCAGCCACTTTGGCAGGCTGGAAAGCGTAAGCTACTGCTATCCCCGCGCTGATTGATGCTGCAATGAATGCAGACTTGAGAAAATTGGATTTAGTTGTCATAATGACCTCGTTGTGTTGAAGCCCAGTGTCTGTCGAAAGTAGCTGGGCTTTTTTGTGTTTACGAGGTTTAGTTTAGTAAACTAAACAAAATGAGTCAATGCTTTTGTTTAGTAAAATGAACTTTTTTTATTATTTTTATGAACACCAATTTTTAGACAATAAAAAACCTGACATATAGTCAGGCTGTATTTTGTGAGTGATTACCAACTTTCTAAGCTAGATATTTGCCAAACCCAGCCGATAACTTCTAATTGCTGATCAATTATTTCTTGGGCGCTTAACTGTATTTCTGGAAATTCTACAGAGTTGTCAGAAACGATACGAACCCCACCCAAAGGCAAGTTGTAGAGTCGTTTGCAGTAGAAAAGCCCACCAATACAAATAGCGAAAATTTTTCCATCTTTTATATTTTTTCTTCCAAGATCAACATGGATTGTATCGCCATCTTTAATAGTTGGACTCATTGAATCGCCGATTGCAGTCGCTGCCACGGCATTCTCTTTCATGATGGATAAGTTTCGCAGCGTTGCTTTAGACATTCGCAATTTGCGTGTTTCATTAGCAATAGCCTCGCCAATAGAGCCACCACCACAAGCAAAAGAGAAATCCTTAAAGAATGGAATTTCAATCTCGTCATCATCAAGAGGCGTGTTGCTATCCCAAGGTTCGACTTGTGTAAATTCAGGGGTTGAATTTCCAGTTAATAACCAACTAGAGGTAGTTTTTAACGCCTGAGCGAGTTGAACCAATCTCTTTCCAGTTGGGTTATTTACCCCATTAATCCAGTTGGTAACAGTCCCTTTGCTCGCTCCAGTGGCAGCAACCAAATCCTTGTGTTGCAGACCCAAGTCCCTCATACGCTGGTTAATTCTATCTGATGTCGTTTGCATAATAGTAAAACCTTACATTTGTTTAAAATACTAAACAAAAAAATTGACATATTCCTAAACTTATTGTTCAATAAACTAAACATCGTAGTTTAGGTAAATAAACATGACCGTAGATGACTTGCGAACTTTCTATAAAGCCAAAAGTGACGCTGATCTCGCTCGAATCCTTGGTCGAGATCGATCTGTGATTAATTATTGGCGCAAAGGCATCCCGTTAAGCACACAGGCGGTTTTTGAAATATCAACCAAAGGGAAGTTAAAAGCCAAACTTGGAAAGCTAAGCGCATAGGTGGGCAAATGGGGGTAGACGATATGCAAGAAGCACTAGATTTAGGTTTTCTTGATGTGCATGGGAAAAAGACTGACTCAACATCAGTCCGCATGACACATGAAGCATTGCAGGCGATTGATGCACTGGCAGCAATGGACGACATAAAACGCTCGGAATGGATTCGGGATGCAGCCATTGAGAAGCTCCTGAAGTTCAAGAAACAACATGAGTATCTCAGTAGAGCGTTTGGTAGTACCACAAATACGGTGAATACATCGTCCACAAATAAAGAAAGCCCAGTAGCGGTAACTACTGAGCTTGATATTCAAAACCTAGAGGGAAATGAACAGTGAATATGTTAGCACAAATTCAAAATGATAATAACACAGACCAAGTGACCATGGTATCGCTTGAGCTTGTTGATTATATCAACGATAGCCGCAAGTTTGACGAAAAGCCAGTTCAGCTTCGCCATGCTGATTTTATGGCAAAAGTACCAAAGGTTTTAGGGATAGAGACCAGCGAAAAATTTCGCTCGTCTTATCTTGCTGGAAATGGTGAGCAACGCCCTTGCTACCGCTTCCCAAAACGCGAAGCTTGCTTGATGGCAATGTCATACAGCTACGAGTTGCAAGCCCAGGTATTTGACCGCATGACTGCAATGGAAGATGCACTTAAAAAGCCTGCTTTAAATCTTGATGACCCTGCATTCCTTCGCCAAGCCTTACTTGGTTATACAGAAAAAGTAATCGAGCTTGAGCACAAAGTTCAGTCGCTTGAACCAAAAGCAAAAGGCTTAGACCGCATTGCTGATTGCACCAATGTATTAGGTATCCGTGAATCTGCAAAAGTTCTCAAGATTGGTCAAAACCAACTTGCTCAATACTTGATTGACCACAAGGTTGTTTACCGTGATCAATATTCAAAAATTCAAGCTTATCAAAAGTCTATAGATCAGAAGCTCGTGCATGTTGTGACTTCTGCGCCTCGATTAACTGAATCAGGTGAAAAGGTATTTACCCAGGTAAAACTTACTCAAAAATTAATTACTCGCATTGCGAAGTGGTTAGAGAAGGGAGTGGCGGCATGACAGCACTTCCAAAACATGAGGACAACATTGTCCAATTCAACAAAGGTAAAAAAATGGCTGACAAGTTTGAAAAGGGCTATGTCATGTCTAGTCGGTTATACCGATATGAGGTGCGACCTTTTTTAAGTGATGCAGCAAAAAATGTCTATGCAGAACTTGAGGATCGTATTAACGGCTTTAAGGACAAGATAACCGACCATGTGAGCTATTCACAGTTGCAGGGTGGAAAGCTCGAAGGCTCTAAAAAAATGGGTACAGGCACAGTTAGAAGAGGTCTCAAAGAGCTGCTTGATTTAGGTGTTATTACATTGGTTAGCGAGAACAGTCGCAAGGGTAATGAGTACCAGATCAATGAGGTCTCATTGGTTGAGCACTTCCAAAATGAAAGTACCACTTCCAAAAGTGAAGCACTTCCAAAAGTGAAGCGCCAGCACTTCCAATATGAAAGCGCCAGCACTTCCATAACTAAAGACACAATAGAATTAATTTATAGAATTACTTCTATAGAATTATTAATTAAGTCGCTTCGCTCTAAAAAACCTTTGGAAGCCAATTTTTACGGTTATTCAATCTTTGTAAAACAACAAAAAGCAAAAGCCGAAGCTGAACGCAAAGACAAGGCTCGCAAATTATCTTATGACGAAGTAATTAAACTGACCTCAGAAAGATTCTCACCAATCTGTGATTTCTCACTTTGGGAGCAGTTTGTTTCTAATCGATCAACGACCACTAAAACCAAGCTGACTAAAAATGCCCTAAATGCGATTTACAAAGATTTCCAGAAATGGGGATTTGATGGCAGCAATGAGTCTTTGAAAACTTCAATCACTGGAAACTACCAAGGCTTATTTGAGCCAAAGCAAACCAATCAAGCCAAACCAAAGCAACAACGTGAACAAGCATGGGCTGATTACTACGCAAAACGAAATCAGCAGCAGCCAAACAACATCATTGATGTGATTGAGGTGCAGCATGACTAATTTCTTTTTTGGCCCACAGCAAGCCCAGCAGCTTATCGACACCATGCGCGTCATTCACGGAAACCTGTTTACTCACCAGATGGGCAACGTATCTCCTGATCAAGTTGAAACTATCATCATCGGTGCGATGGTTGGTGTGTCAGAGGCTCAATTCCACTTCGGACTAACCCAACTAAGCACACAGGCTTATTGCCCAACTATCGCGCAATTCAGAGCGTTATGTGTATCTGGTTCTTGGTGGTCAATTGATGAGGCTTGGGCGCGCGTCTGTGAATACACTAAAAACCGCAAAAAAAACAAGATCACCACTCTGGCTAAATACGCTTTTGACCAAGTTGAATACCTAATCAACATGGGGCAGATGAAAGAAGCTCAAAATCA